GCTCCTACAGTTTCTTCGATTGAATATCCTAAGCTATTTGCTACTGGTCCAACATATCCAATAGATGCAGATAATTTATCCATTGATGCCATTGAATTACCAATTGCACTTGCAAATACATTTGTTACTCTTTCTGCACTACTTGCCTCTAGTCCAAATTGGTTAAGTGTTGCTATTACTATGTCTGTTGTTTCAGCTAGTCCATATTGTGTCGCTGATGCAAGATTAAGTGTTGCTTCAATTGAGTCTGCCATTTGATCTACTTTATAACCAGCAGATGCCATATAGTAAAGTGCATCCGCAGCATCACTTGCAGAAAATACTGTCTTACTACCCATTTCACGAGCAAGATCAGTCATCCTTTGTAGTTCTTCTCCTGTTGCACCTGCTACTGATGCGGCATTTGCCATAGATTGTTCAAATTGTGCTGATGTACTAACAATTGAAGCACTTAGTGCTAATAGTGGACCAGTTACTGATGCCGTAAGCGTTCCACCTATTTTTGTAAATGTTTTTCCTACATTTTGTAGGCTCTTTGATGCACTTTGAAGTCCTTTTGATAGTGAGGAAATATCTGCCGATATCTTGACAACTAGATTTCTAATTACTGCCATTATTCATTCCTCCTATTTAATAATTACTCCTTTCTCTGCCGCCATTGCTTTTAGAATTGCATCACTTCTACTTTGTCTTTGCTTTGGTCTTCTAATATCTTTAATAATTTTTTCAAGTTTAGGTAATTTCTTTTGTCTCGCAAATGCTTCTACATGCCATGCAAGCGTAATAATATTTTCAAACTTCTAATTACTTTCCTTATTTTTTTGTTTAGCAATAAGTACCAGTTCATAAGGAGTGTAATCTCCAACTATAAAGGATCTATTCCTAAATTGATTACCGCATCTTCACACAAAGTAAAAATATCTAAAATGGCGGATTCTAGTTTCCCTTACTTTCTTGTTTACCAAACGCCTCAGTTAATGCTTTATCCTCATGATATAATCCAGCATAACAAATGACTAACATATCTTTAATTCCAACATTGCTTAAATCTAGTTGCATTAAAGGTTTACTTGTAATATCTTCAATTTTAGCAAGAGCATTAATCCCATATCTTAATGTTCTTGGTTTATCTAGTTGAATAGTAATTCCTTTTTTCATTAATCGTTGCTATCTCCTGTACCTTTTTCAAATATTAATACTCCATTACCTGTAAATTCAATTGAAATATTGACAACATCATCTACTGGGTCTTCACTCGATGCACTCCACTCTTTTAATCCTGCTATATATTTTTTCCAATCATCACCTAATGCAGTTGTTTCAAGTGTATCAAGTGATAATTCTAGCGACCAACTTTTAATACCAACTACTTTAGTTGAACCACTATCTCCTATAATAACCTTACCGTTTTTACCAGCAATTGCCATAATTTATTTTTCCTCCTTATAATGAAATTCAAATTCTATAAAACTCATAAATTCATCTACATCAAATTTAAGTGATGTATTACCATTTAGTTCTGAATCAGTTTTAATAAAAGTGGCATCTATAAAGACACCACCCATATTACCATGTAAGTCTTGAATTGCTTTTTTCACAAGACGTGACAAGGATCTTGCCTTTTTGTAAGTCTTGGCATGACTTGTAATTTGAATTGTCTGCCTAACAAATCCTGTATCTCCACCTAAAGCTGAATCATAATTAGCAAGCACCGGGGCATAAACAAGAGAAGGAAGCACACAATTTTGAGGAAGAACCATTGGATATATTCTATTTCCTACTTCATTTGTTATTTCTTCATTTTCACTTAAATGTTTAAATAAACCTTCACAAATATCCATTACATTCTACCTCCTAAGCATTTCTCATAAATGGTTGTGCTGGTTGATTTTTAGTTCCTAACTCTACATGTGTTCCATATTTTAATGACTTGTCAAAATCAATCTTTACTGTTGCTTTAGTTTTTGTTTGTTTATCTTTAACAAGTTTTAGACTATTTCTTAGAGCACCAGTATCAACAGGACAATTTTGTCTTGCTTCTTGTAAGGCAATCTTCCCACCTTCCATTGCTGCTTTCATTAATACATTCCCTGCCGCATCTTCCATTTGTCTTAACACTTTTACAATTCTTTCAGCACCATCAATTGCAACTTTTACTTTACGTTGTTTTGCACTATATCCCATAAGATACTATTTCCTTGCAATTTAAAATCTTTACTTTATGATCTGTATCTTTATCAATAATACCAATGATTTCATATTGCTTATCTTGATATCCAATTCTATTTAATACTGATACAGATGTATTATATCTGATCTTAATAGTTGTAGTATTTTCAGCTTCTACTTGCTGTGATTTAAAGTATTCAGTTCCACTTACAGGTTTAATGTATGCCCAAACTGTTTTCTTAACTATCCACTTTTTGTCTTCTCCACCGAATGAGTCTTTTGTTACTTGTTCTTCTAGAATGTCTATTCTTCTATTAAATCTTGCAATGTCCATTAGAATCTCTCCTTTCGATATGCAAAAAGCATTCTTCTTACCAAATCAAGAGTATCCTTGATATCTAGTCCACTCTTATCATCTTTATTAATTTGTCTTTCTTCATAAAGTGTTCCAACAATGATTAGAGCAGCTTGTTTTATTGGCTCTGGAACGTTATCAAACACATCAATCGAATATCTTAAGATTCCTTCTACTAATACTCTTGATGTAATAATCAATGAAGTGATGAGTGCATCATCTTCTTCATGATCTACTTTTAAAAAGTTCTTTGTTTCACTTAAAGTTAACAATGCACTCACTCTCCTTTATTAATCTGAATATCTTGGATCATATGTAGTTGCAATAATAACACCACTTACAGTACTTGATGCTACTGCCGTTGTTTCTACTGCAATTCTATCATATTTACCTTTTAACTTATCTGCTTCAAGTGTTAGTACAATTACACCAGTACTTCCTTCAGTTCCACCGATTGTAAACTCACACCCACTGGCTTCTACATTATTAAAAGTGTTTTGACCAATTTTTTCTTTAAATGGAATGTATTCTTTTGTACCATTTTCTCCAAGTTTAGCGGCTACTTTAATAGTAGTTACTCCTTCAGTTCCTTCACCTGTTGCTATAATTAAGTCAACTGTCTTATTTAACGATAGTTCCACAAAGTCTGATGTAAAATCGGATGCAAAAATAGCACCCACTTCTTTTAAAACTTTATGCTTAACTAGTGATTTTGGCATAATGCTTTACCTCCTAGTTACGTTTTGCAATTGTAACAAATGGTGAAACAGATGAACTACCTTTATAAGGTGTTAATGGTTTATTCCAAATTGGTTGACCATCTACACGATAAATGAATCTGAACACATTTTCATCATATAAGAATCTTACATGAATTGAGCTTGTTGCATTAATACCACCCTTGTCTGCAAGTAAGTATTGACTTAAGTCTGCTAGGATAATATCTCCTACTTCTCCTGCCGCACTACATTGTTCTAGTGGAATTACAGGTCTACCAAAAATTGTTCCATAAGGTTTTTCTGATAAACCACCAGCTGGTACATATACTGGTGTATCTCCAATCTTTAATGTATAAAGGTATGGTTCAATTTCTTGATTAATATACCATACAGCGTTATTTCTTGAACGAGCCCATAATCTATTCCAAGCTTTGATTAAATTTTCCACTGTTAACTTATCAGTTTGACTTGATTCTTTTGCAACTGTTACAAGTGATCCTGATTTTAAAATACCTAAAGGTTCTCCACTACCAGTACCATTAATAATTGCATCATCAATCTTGAATCCAAATTCATCAGCAAAGGCTTGTCTAATAACACTTTCTAAAGCTGATGCATCTTGAAGTAATTCATCAGTTGCATAACATAAGCCTGTTAGTTTTTTAAGTGATAATTCTAACACTCTAAATTTTGGTTTTGAACCTGTTAATTGGTCGGCTTCTCCTTCCCAATATGCTTGAACACCACCAAAGCGACTACCGTTTGCACGACTATCTTCATCTACTGAATTGATCTTTAATCCGTTAGCATTTGTTGAAATAGGAATCTTTTTAACTTTGCTTGCAAGAATTCCTGTTTCATAAGTTTTCTTTAATAGTTCAGATACGAAATCTTGTTGAACTAAAAAACCACCATCACTAGGATTAGTTTCATTTAAACCACTTGCTGCTCTAGTTGTAAGTCTTGAATCAACTTTACCACCTGGCATTGAAGCACGATATGTGGCGATTAATTGTTCCCCAAATGTTTTAAATCCGCGTTCACTCTTTTCTGGCATCGGTTTACTTTCTACAGTTTCTTCCACATCTTCTGTTTCCATTGCCATCATCTTTTCAGCACGTTTAATTGATTCATCCCAATTACGAATCTCCATTTCCATTTTATCAATTTCTTTTTGTTCTTCCTCAGTTAGGAATCGTTCTTCTTTTTCCGCCTTATCAAGAATGCTCATTGCTTTTAATCTTGCATCTTCTCTTTTGGCTCTCATTTCTAATAACTTCTTCATTGTCATTTTCAGTTCCTCCTAAATAAATTTTGTACGAATGCTTTGAAGTTTTTGTTTTGCTTTGGCTCTTTCTTTTGAGTCCTTTGCTTCATCCATTTTTGACTTATAATTGTTGTATTCTTCCATTGCTCTTACTCCACAATCTGTTTGAGTGTAAGCTGGAAATGTTACAATACTTACATCAAATAATTGGACTTTCTTTATTTCCCTAATGTCGATTCCATCTTTAGTACCCCAAGAATCATCTTCGACAATAAAGCCAATTGACATTTGTGAAATATCTCCACATCTAATATTTTCTACAAGGTCTTTTGCAGTTTGAGTATTTGGTAGTAATATTCTCACTTTTAATCCGATATCATCTTCTTCAAGTTCAAGAGTTCCTGCTTTGTTTCTTCCAAGTACAAAGTTAGGGTCATGATTGAACAATGCTCTAATATCATCTACTTTAATTGTGTCAATGAATGCTCCCTTTCTTACAATTTCTTTAAAAGGGAAAAGACCTCCTAAAAGTTCACTCCAAGAATTAAATACTGATGCATGTCCAATGATTTCTCCTGCCTCTTCATCTTCTATTCTTAATTACTGTAAGGGAAGCATTCTTATTTCTTTTTTAGTTTTCATCTTTGTCTTCCTCCTTAATTTTTCTAATTGGCATCATATTTCCGTTAACCAGATAATCATCTCCTCCTAGTTCATTTGGTACTAATGGTAATTCTTCTAGACGTCTAATGTCATTTGTTGATAACCATCCATTTTGTCTACCTATTGCATATCCTTCCATTCTTGACTTATAATCTCCACGAAGAAATCCATCTACATTAAATCTTGCAAAGTATAATGTTCTTTCTTCTTCTGATAATAAGCATTTCGCTATCGCTTGTTCCCATCTCACTAGCCAAGGTCTTATCGTATGTTGTACAAATTCAATTGACTGGTGTTCTATATTTGAAAATGTTGCTCTTTCTAAATCTCCAACAAGGTGTGGTGGTACTCTAAAGATTCTGCATATTTCGTTTACTTGATATTTTCTAGTTTCCAAAAACTGTGCATCTTCTGGGGCAATACCTATTGAGTGGTATTTCATTCCTTCTTCTAGAACTGCTACCTTATGTGAATTTCTTGTTCCTTGATATACTTGATTCCAACTTTGTCTTAATTTCTCTGGATCTTTTAATATTCCCGGATGCTCTAGAACTCCACCAGGTCTTGCTCCATTACCAAAGAACTTTGCTCCATATTCTTCAGTTGCTAAACTCAAACCTACGGCTTCTCTAGCCTGTGCAATCGGTGATAATCCTTTTACTCCATCAATCGATAAACCTTTTAAGTGAAATATCTGATTTGGTTTGTATGCATAGGTTTTGTTTGTTATATCATCTGAATATGTATATTTAATCTTGCCTGTTTGACTATCACGTTCAACTGTCATATAGTTAGGTTTTAAATACCACAGTTCAGTTACATGACCTTGCTTTCTTATAATTCGTGCATATGCATTTCCCCAAAGTAGTACGGAAGTCATCATTATTTCACGAAACTCGAATGATGTCATTTCATCATTTGGGGATTCATACAGGCATGAAAAAAGCGGATGTTGATCCGCATACTCATTTTTACCATCTTTTCCTTTTTTGAATAAATGCAAGGGAAGACTTGCTACTGATTCAGCTAGGATTTTTACACAAGCATATACTGCCGATGTTTGCATTGCTGTTGTTTCATCAACTCTTACTCCACTGTTGTTATTTCCTATCTGATTATCAAAGTCTACTCCTTTAATAAATTCTTTCATTTGTTCACTTGGCGAAGATCTAGTTTCTACTTTCTTTTCTTTTCTACTAAATAATCCCATTGTTTTATCCTAGTCAATTAGTTCTACTCCATTTCTAAAGTGTTGAACTTTCTCATTAGGGCTATGCTCTTTAAATCTTTTAACTATTACATCACAATACTTTGGTTCAAGTTCTAATGTGCAGCATTTTCTATTTAATTGTTCACAAGCAATTAGCGTAGATCCACTACCACCGAACGGATCTAATACAATATCATCTTCATGGCTTGAATTGTAGATGAGTTTCGCACACAAAGTAATTGGTTTCATCGTAGGATGTTCTGGTGAGCGATTAGGCTTGTTATCATGGATTACACTTACGGGTTCTCCAATTATTTTATTTAAGATTTCTAATAATTCTTGTTTACTCATTTTCTTACCATTTAATCTTAAATCTTCAATGACAGTTGAAATGGTTCTATCGTTAATAAAGTAATGACTTGCTCCTTCTTTCCAACCATATAGAATTGGTTCGTGGATCCATTGGTAGTCTTGTCTACCTAGTGTAAAGTGGTTTTTATACCACACAAGAGTTTGAGCATATTTGAATCTTGCATCAGCCATTGCCTTTATAAAGTTAACTGTTTCTTTAGTTGAGTGGAACACATAGATTGGTCCACCTTTTTTTAATACTTCAAAACATCCTTTATAAAATTCTAATAAGAATTCATAGAACTCACTATCTGATAAATTATCATTTGCTATATCTCTACCATTTCCTGATATAGTTCCACCATAGTCAATGTTGTAAGGTGGATCAGTTACAATTAGGTCAGCTTCTTTATTATCTAGTACTTGTTTATAAAACTCTACCTTTGTAGAATCTCCACAAACTAGTCTATGGCGGCCTAAAATGTATAAATCTCCAAGCTTTGTTTTTGATTCAGAAATATTGTTTACTTCCTTTTCTGCATTAAAGTTATCTTCTTTAACATTTTCCATTGAACCACTTCCGTATAGTTCTTTTGCTTCTTTCAAATTAAACCCTGTTAATGTAATATCATATCCACTTACTTCAAGTTCTTTTAATAAATCTCCAAGTAATGCGTTATCCCATTCACCACTAATTTTATTTAGTGCAATATTCAAGGCTTTCTCCTGTTCTAAAGATACGTTAACAATAACACAGTCAATTTCTTCATATCCTAAATCAATTAAAACTTTTAATCTTTGGTGTCCACCTACTACAGTTCCTGTTCTTTCATTCCAAATAACTGGTTCAACATAACCAAATTCAGTTATGCTCTTTTTCAGTTTTTCGTATTCCTTGTCACCAGGCTTTAAATCTTTTCTTGGATTA